CTAGCGTTTGCCCGTTTTATACAGTTGACTCTGTGTACAACGGCCCATGCACCGATGGTAAAGGTGTGTGGTGACTCCGCCCATGGATTTGGCGGTCACACATATTAAAGAAACCGTATCCCGTAACCAACTCGTAAGTGGTAGCCCGGACATTGGGTCAGGAGTTCCTCCGGGGATTCTCCAATGCGTACCTTGACTGGTACAGTGGCGAGGTCACGACTATGCGTGCTCCGTGGAGTGGGGAACATCCCGTACCACGACCATTAAAACAAAAGTAGACTCCCAGTCTCTAAACGGGCCGGCCTGCGGGCCACGTGTCAAAACCGCCACCCTCGGGGCGTTATCCCTGGGACTCAAAACAATTGTATAAGATGGCTACGATTAAGAGTATAAAAAAGAAAATAAATCCATCTGACCACCCGGTTGCTAAGTACAACGGCGTCCTCGGGGCCTACGCTCCGCAAGCGGAACGCCCGTGTAACACCGCTGCTTTTGCGGCGGATCGGGGCCCGCCTCTGATGGAGGCTGGGGCGACCCCCTTGGCAAGCGCCGGCCAACCGGTGGGAAAAGCGAGAAGCGTTCCTCGCTATACTAAAAGTGAACGTCGGTGGCGGTTTGGGAGTGGCCCCGCTTCAAAGCTACACTCCCCCTTTTGGGTTGATCTCGAACCCTCAGAACCAGAGAATCGTTTCTCGGTTCTGGGATGCAAGTCCCGGAAGGAACGTCGCACCGACTGCTGCGCCCGGTCAGGTGATTATCGAAGGAAGGTGCAAAAGATTGTGAGACTTCTCGAAGTTGATCAGTCTTTGAAGGCTATTTGTAAGCCACCTTCGGGCATTGTGTGCGGGTCGCTCCGCTCCAGTGTACGATCAATGTTCCCTCCTGAACTTACTCTTGTTCAGGAGTTATCCATCAAAACCGCGGCCAAGGCCGAGGTTCAACCGTGCACCTTTTGCGAAAACCTGCAAAAGAAACGCTTGGATGACTTTAGGAAAGCGAGGTCCAGCCCCGTTTCCGTCGAGGAATCGGCATTAGACGCTTTTACTAGGTCTTTTGCTGCGAATGTCCCGGACGGCTGGAACACAAAGAAAGTGCCCTATATCCCTAATGGGCACGGCGCATTCGCCGCGCGTCGGAAAGAGGGAGGCAACTGGGTCGAGGAGCCGTTTAATACCGACTGTCGACTCGAATTGGTATATAGTAGTGGAAAGCCACGCGTAGTCACGATGTATAGCTCATACAACGTGGCCGTATTGACTCCGCTCCACCATTCCCTCTATTCCTTTCTTAAGAGAAGGGGTTGGCTTTTAGTCGGTAAGCCTACCGAAGAAAGGCTCCGCCAGCTGACTGAGCATCAGCAGAACCGTAGTTGGCTCTCGTTTGATTACGAGAGCGCAACTGATAATATTAAGACTGCGTACGTCCGGCGGGCAGTTGAAGTTTTAATCTCAAAGAGTGTGGGGTTGTCAGAAGACGAGGCTCGGTGTCTACGTGTCGTGTCCAATTTACGTTTGGACGGCGAGGACGCCTGCTCAGGTCAGCCAATGGGGAGCCCGATGAGCTTCCCGTTGTTATGTCTGATCAATAAAACCGTCGTAGATCTGGCCCTTACGGACCTACTCGAGAGAGGTGAAATCGACTTCAAGGAATGGAGTCGTCATCGCTGTCTCATTAACGGTGATGATCTTTTGACCACTTCGACGAGTGGTGGCTGCTTAGTTAGCGCGATCGCCAGGCATGGCGAGAACGTCGGCCTTAAGGTCAACAAAGAAAAAACTTTACAGTCAACGGAATACGGAGAAATCAATTCCACCGTGTTCCGCCACTGCGTTGAACAAAAGAAAACAAATGTGGCATCCCTCTGGATGGGAGCCGGTGTTGACGAC